CAAGGTCATATGCCACCAAGTTAGGCATAGATCTTCTAATTAAAGAAATTAGAACAGGGTCAAAACCAGCAACAGGGCCAGTTGCTGTTGCACCAGCAGAGAAACCAGCACTGGATCCAGTGTTAGTATTTACTGTTGGAGCTTCTGAGAGGAATGATCTTTCCTCTGTTAAAAATCTTTCTTGGTTCTCGAGCAAGACAGCAGTAACCGCTTTACGATGATTGTCCTTGATAGCATCAATTCCATCATGTTCTAGAAGGGGCTTCCACTTCTCTTGCAATTGTTCTGCATTGTTGAACATTTGCGTTTTTACCTAATAAGTTTACGTTTGATTAATTAACAAGTTGAGATTCAATTTTTAGTGGCATGGGATAGTGCCTGGATGTATGCCGCCATACTACCAGATACATCTGGTGATGCAGCGCTTTCGTTTAACACTTCCGAGTCACTTCTTTTTGGAGCAGTCTTGAAATATGACTCTTTTAAAGTCTCAAGCTTTTCCTTATAAGATTCTTCACTTTCAAACTCAACACCTTCGGCAAGTGAAGCGAGCTTTTCCTTCTGAGTACTTGATAAGCCTTCAGAAACATCGGAAAGGATGTTACCACCTGTTGCCTCAGAGAGACTCTTTGTGATAGCTATATTCTTCTCGATTTGCTCGTTGAGTTTTGATTCCATTTCGTCAAGTTTGTCTACCATATTCTCAACGACATCATATTTATCTTCAGGTATGTTTACATAATGATCTTCAAATAGACCTCTCATTCCTTCGAGGAATGATTCAGTCATTTCGGTTCTAATTCCACGCTCTACTTGTAGTGCGTTTTCTTGTAACCACTCATCTGCGACGTACTCTAAGTAAGAGTCAACACGCTCGATGAGTTCGTCTTTCATGCCTTCGACCTCTTCTACGAGCTTTGCTTCGTAGTGAGCTTCCATGGCCTCTCTAAGTTCGGTAACTTTAGACTTTAGAGCAGCCTCGAAAATTGTCTTAGCTTTTTCTCTAAACTCTTCAGAGAGTTCCTGTCCACCGAGAAGTGCATTAACATCGTCATCGATGTCTACTTCGTCAGTGATTTCGGGAAGTTCAGTAGTTTCTTCTACTGTTTCTTCCTCAGTGACTACTTCTTCTTCAGAAGCTTGATCTTCTGCAACTACCTCTTCATCTTCTTTAGGTTCTACTTCTTCTTTTTTAGTCATAACACCTTTTACTGATTTGAGGTTGGCTGCATAAGAGCCTTCACCAGCTGGATCCTTTAATTTATTAGAATCGTCTGTTGGTGAATTGTTTTCTGGAGTTGGGCCACCGAGGTCTTCATAACTCACGCCTGCCATGGTTTGCATTGGCTCAGCTGGTTTTGCACCCTTGGTTACGGCGTTCTCCATTTCTTGTAAATTTTTCCCACGGGACATTTGAACTCTCCGAATTACCTTTGTATAATCTGTTTTTATTTATATATTTAAAGATTTGCTAAGAAATCTTCAAAGACGTTTAATTTTTGTTCGTCTAATTTTCTTTGATCAACTAAAGTGTTAATCTGTTTGTAAGTCTTTGATGCAAGGCGCTCACGAATGATGCCTCCATCCCAAACCCACTCTTTTCCTTCCATAATTCCATCTACAAATGCATCTGGAGCAGAAGGATCTGCAACGATATCAGCAGCAGTAGCAAGAGTAAAATCTTCTCCTACCACACTATATCCTTCGTTAGTTTTATTTAAAGATCCTACACCTCTTGATGAAACACCAAGTTTAACACCTTCACCTAATAAATCAGATGCGATCTTACCCATTGGGGTATTAAGAATCTTTGCTTTTCCTATGAAATTATTTCCTTCTTCTTTGAGGGAAACAATTTTATGGGATACTCTGTCAAGATTGACAGTTGGGCCATCTGGATGACCTAGCTCTCCAAGAGCTCTACCTTTCTGAACAAAGTTTTCATTATATCTTCCAACTTCACGAGCAAGCGTAGACATTGGATACATTCTACCATTACGGTTTTTGATTTCACCTTGAAGGAATACACCTTCAATGAACAGACTCTTCTTACCGTTGCGATTTTCAACAATAACTTCAACCTGTTCTATTTCTTCTCTAATAAGTTTCATTATTGTTCTCCTGATATTTGAACTTGTTGTACATACATTTTTCCTGATCCAGAATCAGTTCTTGCAGCAACGGTCAAAGTTCTTCTTGCTTCAGCTGCAGTTGTCACTGCGTTGTCTGAATTAAGAGCTCGACTATCATGATCTATTGTCAATTTTGCACCAAACTGTGCATATCCGATTGTTCTAGCTTCTTGAATTGAAACAACTTTTGCAGTTGTATTGAATCCTGTGACACCAGTGACACCAGAAATGGTTAGTACATCATCAACTTTAAATGGATTACCCATTCCCTCTGAGAGATCAATAACTGTTGAAGATCCTTTTGTAATTCCAGCAATACCCATTGAACTAGCTCTACCCAAATTTAAAGTAGCGGGAGTTCCAGCAGGGACAAAATAATCAGATGTAGTAGCGGTTGCAGTTGTACCTATTGCTACATGAACATTTTGACTTATTGGAACAACTCTAACAGTATCAGTTTGAACTGCAAATTGAATTCTAGCTGACGTTGCAGATGTAGTAATCGTTTGTGAATCGCCTACTGGTTGATGTGCCATTTACTCTTCCTCTTCGGTTTCTTCAGCATTATCAAGTTCACCGACTGTTTCTACATCTTCTTCAGATTCAATTTCATAACCTAACATTGCATTTGCAACCGCAGGCTTAAGGGCATCTACTCTTTCAGTAGCCTTTGCAAATAGTTGGTTTTTTATTGAATCACTAATTTCAGATGGAGATTCATCCGCAATTACTAAATTCATTAATTCATCCATGAGATAAAAATCCTATACCTATGTTTTATTTATATCTCGCCACCTTTGGGAACTCCTGGCGATTCTGGAGCTTCGATGCTTGTTTCATCGATTTCTGGTTCATTTTGAGGTTTTCCAAGATTTTGACCCATCTCTGCAACTTGTTGTGCTAACATCATCTCTTGTTCAGTAGGTAAAATAATACCAGCTTTCTTCTCAGCAGCCATTTGTCTATCTTCTTGTACTATCTCTTCATCTGTTTGACGTAATATCTTACGACGAATATGATCAACAGAATAGTATTTTCCAATATAAGGATCAGCAGTTTGTAAAAGTCCAAGTCTTTCTTGCATCAATTCTGCTTCTTTAAGTTCTGCAAAATGATTATCATATAAGAAATCATACTGAATATGATCACTCATCTGTTCCCATTCTTCGGGAGTTATCACATTCTTAAGAATAAGTTGAGTTTTAAGTATGTCATGGAAAAGATTACTAAATCTTTTTCTCATTCTTCCAACAAACTTAGTAAATTTAAGTTCATCTCTTAATATCTCTGATGATCTACCTAAACTAAATGAACTATTATCTGCCATACGAGATTCTGGAACATTCAAAGAACGGAAAAGTTTCTTCTGGAAATACTCAACATCTGTAAGTTCTCCTAAGTTTTGTCCGCCAGGCAATGTGGAGATTTCTGTTCCACGACCACCTTCACGACGAGGAAGCCAAAAATCTTCCATCATACTCATGAATTTCTTATCATCACGAACTTCTCCAGTGTTTGCATCATAAGTTAGCTTATTACGATACCTCGACATAACTTCACGAAGGTATTGTTCTGCTTTTGCCTTTGGTAGATTACCAACATCAATATAAAATATTCTTCTCTCTGGAGCACGAGACATACGATAGATGACTAGTGAATCTTCAATCATTCTTAATTGATTGAGTGATTTAATCGCTTTCTGTAGATAAGAAAGAACAGTTTGTTTATTACGATCTACTAAACCTGATGTGCAGTATGCAACGGCATCTTTAGCAAACTTAACTGCATCTTTCTGTTGTCCAGTAACTGCAACAGAACCGTATTGATTTTTTTGATATGAGTGTGGAGTGTATATAAAATATTCTGATAATCCTTCAAAATCTGCATGTAATGGGTCATTATTAGCGCCTGGATTATTGCCTGGCGTATATTGAATTGCGTTTGCACCACCTTTTTTCTTCTGTTCTCTTACATATTTTATTTTAAGTGCATCAATATATCTAAGTTCTTTAATTCCTTCTTCTGGTTTTTGTAAATCTATAACTTTATGATAGTATATTCTTCCATCTACATACCAATTACGAAATATCTCATGTGCTTTTTTATCAAAGTCCAGCATCTCTTTAATATACTGAAACTCATCACGAATAATTTGTTTTACTCTATCTCCAGTCTTTAAATTTTCTAGATCAATTTGAATCGGTGAATCATTTTGATCTGCAACTATCGCCTCGCACAATATATCTTCTATCGCAGAGTCAACTTCGGGATGTAATGCCATCTCACGATATCTACGAATTAGATCATATTCTGTTTTAAATACGCCCTCTACATCTAAATATTGACCATAAAACCCAGACGCCAAATAGTAGTCTGCACCGTCCTCATTATTTTTGGGGACAGGGGAGACTACTGATGGTGACGGTTTCTTATATGAATCATCAATTGAGAAACCAAATAATTGTGCCATAGTATAACTTCTATACCTATAAAGGTATTTAT